TCTTACAATATCTTTTTTAAATAGTGTAATCATTTGTGCATACTGTTCTGGTTTTTTGTTAGAATCAGTAGCACCTAGACCTTTACCATAAATTTGTTGGCTTATACCATTAATACAAGCATTGTTTGTAGGACTTCCATTGTATCTGTCTATTAAAAATTGAAAGTAATTGTTATCATCTCCATAAGCAATCCAATCTTGATTAGGAACTTCAATGATTTCAGGACTTGTATAAGTGCTTAAATTAACAAAACTAACTTCTGATTTAGACCCTCTAACAAATTGACCTAAACTATTTCTTTTTCTTTTTTTCATATTACAATGTAATCATTATTATAAGAATTATCTGTTATGTATTGACCTTGATTTATGTCATAATATAAATTATCCATTTGGTCTATTTCTTGGTCAGTACAGAAAATCCTATCTTTAAATATATCTACAATGTCTGTTGTATCTACATTCCAAAACTCATTATATAATTCCCATAAAAAATAATTAGTATTCCAAAAATTTGGGTCACTATATAATTCTATGTCGTAAAAATGACCTTCTACAAGTACAGGACTAAACGCTTGTGAAAATGTTAAATAATTTCCAGATGTTGTAGCATTAGAAACCTGATATGTTTGCTTTACATTTGTACTATCGTCTCTTATAGATAAAGTAAATTCGCTTCCGTAAACTCTTGGAATTACCTTAAAGTCTTGAGCCGTTGTAATAGTCTTTAATACAATCATTTTATATATAACGTAATAAATAACTTATTTTGTGAAAATGTTATTGCAAAAAAAAAGCACCCCAAAGGATGCTCTTAATTTTAATATCAATAAATATTAGTTAGGTACAATTTGTTCTGCGTCTGCAGTAATTAATCCTGAATCTAAAAAGTAAGGAGCTAATTCTTCTTGACCTTCCATTACTAAAGTAAATCCTGATAAATCTCCTGCAGCAGCTCCAGAAACTACAGTTCCAGAAACAAACTCCATTCCGTTTTCAAGTCCACATAAGAATTGATTTCCGTAGTAATCCTCAACTATAACGTAAGGTCTTGCAACTGCAATATCTTGTAATTCAGCTTGAGTTTTAGCATCAAGGTAAGTAAGTGTTAAATTTAATGTTTGAGTATAAAAAGTAGTTCCGTTTTCTCTTGAACTTGTTACAGTTGTTTCAAGTGATGAATTTCCTTTTACGTCAAATTGATACCAGTCAGGTTGTGTTCCTGCGATAGTTGTTACTTGTTTTGTAGTAGAATCTACAGTTACACCAGTAATACCACCAAAATCTCCAAGCCAAACTGTTTTTATGCCACCAAAGGCACTTTTACAAGGTAATTTTCTACCTGTGTTTAATGTACAAGCCATAGTTTATGTTTTATTTTATAAAAAAAAGGGTAAGTAAGCATATACCCACCTACCCTTTATTTTTGGTTAATTTAATTTATTAAGAATAAAGTACTATTTCAGACCCAATTCCGTATTGTACTCCAGCAGTAAATCTCATAATTACTCTTACGTTTTTACTTCCGTCAATGTCAGCCATATCAATTAGCTTAACAAGGTTGTAATCAGACATTAAGCCTGTTCCAAAGAATAAGTTAGATTTTTGTGCAGCCATTGCATAGTTGTTTGGTAAACCATTAGCAACAAAGATTTTTACACCATCGATAGAAAGGTTTTCGTTACCTCCATACCATAATGTACCTCTATTGTCAATACCATTTGCAACACCTCCACCATTAGCATCTGTAATAGCAGCATATCCACCTAAAGCTCTAACGTATGCTTTAGCAATATTTTGTGAAACGTAAATGTGTAAATCATCTTTACCATATAATGTGCTTGGAATTGCATCAACAATTTTACCTAATTCAGCAACTACGTTACCAGAATTAACTCCACCACCTACAGCAGCAACGTCAATTACATCTGCATCTGCAGTAGCTAAAGTTGTAAATCCATCAAATTCTCCAGCTTGCGCTCCACCAAGATTTCCTTGCCAGATATTGCTTTCAGTATTAGCAGATACTTGTTCTGCAACGTGAGCAATTAAAAAACTTGAAAAATCAGGAGGTAAATTATCAAAAGCAGAATATCCCATAGATACTGCACCCCAGTCTGATTCAAAAGGTGTTTTACATAATTCAAGGTTTACTTGAAATTCTATTGGCTGGATAATTCTTTCTGTAAGTGTTACAGAACCAGCAGATGTGAAGTCACAAGAATCATCTGTAATTAAACCAGAAGTAACTACTTTTTTCATAACTTCTTTAAACTTAATGTTTGGCTTAATCTCGACAGCACCCTGACTTAATGTGTTACCACTCAATAGAGCAGCAGCGATGTACTTACCTGCAAATTCTCCAGCATAAGTAGTAGTAATAGTTGGTTGTGGCATAATTTTTTATTTTATTTATTTAATTGATTTAATATATAGTCCATTGTAGAAGGGCGTCTGTTAGGAGCAATTCTAAAATTTTCCTTTTTTGCATTTCCAGCTTCTGGATTATGCTTGATTGGAGCAGCAGCAGGTTGTGATAATTCTTCCTTTAATTGCTCGTTTACTTCTTCGTTAAATTCTTCTTTAATTGTTCTGGATTTAGGTTGTCTTGAAACTTCTTCTTCCATTTCAACTTCTTTTTCTTCTTCCATATTGCTTTCTCCTACTTTAGATTTAAGGTCAGCAATGGCATCTTCAAGATTTTTAATTCTTTTTTCCATACCAGCCCAATCTTCAACGTCAGCTTCTTCTTCCATTTCTTCTTCTTCTTTTTCTAAATCTTCGGTTTCATCTTTAGATTCTTCTTCCTTTTGTGGAACTTCGTCAGATACTTCTCTAACGTCATCAATAATTCCTTCTTCTGCAACAACTACAAGTCTACCATCTTCAAGCAGGTATTCTCCTACTGGCATAGCAACTTTTTCGTCATCTGTAAGAATGAATATCTCTTTACCTTTTTCAAACGATTCTGCTTCTACACGAGTGCCGTTCTCAAGTTTTTGTTCTTCAAGTTTAACTTCTATGTTTAGAAGCGTCTTGATTTGGTTTAACATTTCAGTTGATTTCATAATTATATATATAACGTGGTTAATTAATTTTTTTGCATTTTCATATTGTTCTTGATATAACTCCTATGCCTTGCGCCCATAAAGAGCCATCACAACATTTTCTTGAATAAGTATTTTTATCTTTACATAAACAAGCACGTCTTGAACTTTTAGGACTCGAATGACTTGGAAAAAATGTTTTTTTAGGCATTTAATTATTTAAATTATTTAGGCTCATTGTATAATCTTGGTAAATCCTTAACAAGACCATCTAATTTTCTTGACATATTATTTGCAGCTTTTAAGCCATCTACAGAATCAAAATCAACACCTAAATCCATAGCAGCTTGATTAATGTCTGCAACATCATTTTCAAGTCTTTTTCTTTCATTTGCAACATCTTTTATTACACCTTGAAAATTTTGCCAAGCCTTTTTGTAAGACATAAATTGATTGTCAATTTTAGATTCAGCTTTACGCAATTTATCGTCAAGTTTATTTAAATCATTTAAAACTTTTGGTGCTTTACGAGCAAACTCCACTTTTTCTAATTCAACTTTTTCTGATTTTAATTCAGTTTGAATCATACTGAATATTTTGTTTATATGCTTACTCATAGTTATATTGTGGTTATTAATTTTTTTAATGAACTTAAAATTTGTTTATAATCATTAGAATCTTTTAATATAACATTAGCAGTTTCTAATTCTTTTATATTACTTGTTTTAATACCTAAATCTTTTGCACTTTGTTCGATTTTAGAAATTGCTGATTTAATTTTACTAACATTCTTTAAAGCTGATTCTATTTTAGATTCAATAGAACGTGCATCACTTAACAATCCTTTTATTTTAGAGTTTGCTGTATCAGTATCACTTAAATAAGAATTGTTTAATTTTTTTAAGTCATCTACTAAAGCAAGTTCTACTTTTTCTCCTTTGACTATTTTTTCTATTTCACTTAATAGTAAGTCTGCTTGTTTTTCTGACATATCTTCTTTAATTGATTCTTTTGGACGTTCCATTTTATCTGCAAAGTAGCCTTCTATTGAAAACCCTTTTACTTTACCTGTTTTTACATAGTCATTCCATACTTCATCATTGTTGACTTTTACAGCTCCCATCCAAGTTCCTACAGGTACATTCATACCATACTTTCTGGACTTGTCGTGTACTTCATCTTCAACAAGCCAAGATTCTACTAAACTTAAACCACTTAATGAATGTTGGTGTTCTAATGTTGAATTATTTTGATTGCCTTTTGTCAAATACATTTGGGATGCTTTCAATACCGTATCTTTAGAGAAGTATATATAATATTCATCTTCTCCATTATTTCGATATATAGGCTTGTTTGGTATTAACAAAGCTCCCATTAATATCTTTTTTTCTTTATCTATTTCTGCAAGTTTAATTTCATTACTTTTTAAAGCAACAAAATCTTCTTCTATGGCAGGATTTTCAACTATGGATATTGCTTCGATTCCAGAAGCATCTTGATTTTCGTCAAGTATCAATTCGACTATCTTCATATTTTATATAACGTTATTAATTAAAAATTTTGCATTTATATTGTTGCTCCTTCTACAATATTTCTTTCAAGCCCTTGTGCAGTTGTTACATCGTTACTTACAACGTATGCTCTAACAGGTTCACTTGCTTGACTTCCTATTGCATCTGCTAACTGACTTGTTTCTCCTTGACCCACTACATTAAATGAAGGTGGTGCAGATGGTGTTGGTGGAATTGCTGAACCTCCACCTACTGATGCTCCTGCTGGTGGCGTTGGTTCTGGTGTTGATGTTATTGTTTTTACGTTTGCAATACCTCCTGCAATTACTGCTGCTGCACCTATAAAACCAAATATTCCTCCTTGTGCTAATGCCTTGTTTGCACCTGCATAGGTATCTCTAATCGCTTGTACAATCGCAATAGCTTTACCAAACTTTGAGTTTTTACCTACAATAGTAGCCATATCGGTTAAGGCTTGTGTAGTTAAATCCTTTTTAGATTTATTTAAATCTTTTTCTATTGCAACTTGTGTATTTGCGTTTTCTTGTTGGTATGCTAATAGTTCGTTGTTAGCGTCAACATAAGCTTGTGTACCTTGTTTGTATTGGTCTCTTTTTTCTGTTAATCTTTTTGATTCTATTTCTTCTTCTTGTTTTGCAATATCTAATTGGGCTTGTAATCTTAAATAATCATTCTCTATTTGTTCTGCTGTAAATTCAGATTGCGCTTGATTTCTTTCTGCTTCTGCATCACTTATAGATTGATTTAATTCTTTTTGTTCCCTATCTAATGCTAAATCATTTGCTTTTTGTTCTGACCTAAATCCTGCAACTTGTGCTTGTACTGCTAATACTTCATTTTGTGCTTCAATTAAAGCTATTTGGTTTTCATCATTTCCGTTCTTTTTAAATTGTGCTTGAGCAGCAGCAAGTATAGCATTGGCATTACCTAACATTGCTTTTTCTTGTTCGTCTAATACTGCATTTAATTCATCGTTTGCTTTCTTTCTTTCGGCTATAGTGTTTCTTTCTTCATCTCTTACCTGTCTTAATGTTTCTGCCTGTAAGTCATACTTCTCAATTAAACCCTGATTAGCTACTGCTGCCAATTCTGCTGTTTTAGCAAGATTAATATTTTCTGTTGCAGCTTTAACAGTTTCTTTTACATAATTTGAAGTAGCAGTAACCACCTTGTCTACAACTTCTACTGTTTTGTCAAATGAATCGTCAACACCTGTAACAACATCTACTAATTCTTTACCTGCATTTTTGGCTGAATCTAATGCACCTGCAAAGTCTCCTTTAAATACTTTAACTACTGCTTCTGCTAAAAACCCTAATGTATCTATTGAAGATTGTATTCTTTCAATTATGTTGTTTTTAATTGCCACACCAAAATCAATCATATTTTGTATGGGGTCATCAAACGCTGCCTTAAAGAAATTTGTAATACCAGCAGTATTGTCAAATATAAAATTAAACAAATCATTAAAAGCTAATGATAATGTTTCAAATGTTATAGAAAAAAAGTCTGCTACCTTTTGATTTTCATTTAGAACTTCTGTAAACTTTGCAAAACCTGCTACTATAAGACCAATACCTAATGCTTTTAAAGCACCACCAATTTTCTTAACACCACCTGCAGTTTTATCAGATGCTTTTTCAACACCTTTTAAACCTTTAGCAGTTTCATCATTTCCTTTTTTAACCTCTTTATTAAGATTAACTATTTCGTCTGTTAGGTTGTCTACACCTTTTTCAGCTTTTTTAGTTTCTATATCTAACTGAACTTGTATTACTTCTGCCATTTTATTTCATTTTTAATTTGTTTAAATCCTTCTTTAAAGGTTTCAGCTAATTTATATTTGCCTTGTGCAATTCTAATTGTTTCTGTTTCTCCTTCTGCTATCTTTAATAATTCTAATATATTTTTTATCATAATTCATTTAATAATTCCATTGAACTTTCGCCTGTAATTAAATTAGTAGTTAAGTTGTTTATTAAATAACCTTGATTATTAATTACAACCTTGTCATTCATATTTAAATTGTAAATAATCTTTAATGGGAAATATGCTTTTAATTTTGTTAACCTTCTTTTATTATTAAATATGTCTTGTATGTATTCTAAATAATGTTCTTCAAACAAAGTTCCTGTAAAAGTTGTATCTAAACTATATTCATTTACTTCTAAATAAAAGTTTATATTTTTTGTACTTGTCGATGAACTTATACTTAAACTATTACTTGGTATGTAATAAGTGGTTAATGAAGATTGACTTGTTTTACTATCTCTAAAAGATATTTCTGTTCCACTTGTAATTTTAATTGGATAAAATATTAATGGTTTACCAAAGTATGCTTCTAAATTATCATCAACAAAATATCCATATTGTATTGTTGTTTGTGGAGATGCTAAATTAGGATTAACATTCACAAGACGTTCCATTTGAATATGCTCAAAAGGTAGCGTTACTTTATATGTTGGATTAGGTGCATCAAAGTTATTGCCTACTGTTGCGTTTCCTGTAAATTTTTCTGCACCCCAACTCTTACCTTGTAATTGCTCATATTGTAAAGCAAGTAGTGTTCCTGTTCCTTCATATCCAAATTCAATTTCTTTATAGGGTAATGCTACATTTACTTGACTTGTATTTGTATCTACATATTCGCTTATATCATAACTTGTTCCTGCTATATAAAAATCATCTAATTTTTGTACTTTGATTTTACCATAATCTGCATCTTGTCTATTACTTACATAATAAGCTGTAAGATTAAACATTCTAAATATTCCTGTTAGAAAATCTATAATTTTCATATCAGGTATTTGTTCAGTTATAACAAATTGAAATGTAGCAATAGCAGAAAAATTTGTAATATCATAAGTTTCAGCCCATCCAACTGGAGGACTTGTAGGTTGGTAACCTGATAAATCCCATTCTATTAAAGAAAAAGTAATATTAGTTGTTGTTCTTATAATAACACTATATGTAGCTGCATCCATAAAACCCATATCCCCTTGATCAAATAATGAATTGCCTGTTAAATTAGAAGCAGTAAACCAAACAGTAGTACCCCTGTTTATTATTACGTCATAAGAATCAGTTGAACTTGTATTTATAGTTAATCTTTGTGTGATTGTTGGTAAATAATTTGGATCTATTTGTAAGCCAGAACTATCAATCATATTAGTATAAGTTTGAGGTAAACCAAAACCCGTTACTAATGTTGGAAATGCTGCTATTTGTTCTGCAGGAGCTACACTCCCTTTTTTACGATGTAGCCATAAATGAAGATTGTAAAATTCTGCATTGCTTGTACTAAAAAAATCATCTGTAAACACTAAAGATGGATAGGTAACTTTGATAGCTTCTACTATTTCATATAGTCTTATAGCATATTTTAAATCAGAATATAAAACACCGTGATTATTACTACTTCCAGTATGGTAATACAAATTACCTGTATCGTCTGTATGTGCTGAATTATTACTATTATAAAATAATCTTGATTCTTCTCCACTCGCACCAGAAGTTATAAGAGGGCATAATATTGCACCAGATGCACTTTGTAATCTTGCTTTTACAGTTGCAGCATCATAGTTTAAATTGTATTGATTTAGATCACTTAAATTTCCTAATTTATCTTCTCTTAATATATCTTTTACGTTTACTGTTTCTCCAAAGAATGTAATTCGATATGCGTAGGCTTTATTTAGTTTTAGGTCAACACCTTCAAGTCTTATATAACCTTGCTTAAAAGCTACGTTATTTAGTTCTATGTTTGCATCTACTTTATTTCTTGCATCAAACCCACCTGATATATTAAAGTTGTAATAATGTTGAAATAATTTGTTATTAGTTTTAGAAGCTGGTACTGTAAATGTTTGAGTAAATTCAGTAAATATCTTTGCAGGGTCTTTAATGTTTTGTATTGATTGGTTAAATGAAACCTGTTCATCTTTAAATAAATCTACTCTTTCTCCACTAATATATAGTTGTAGTTTTTGCATTATCTAATATTGTTTATGTAATCAAATGACATATCAAAATCAAATGTGTAATCTATAAGTTTGTCATTTAGTGAAGTCTTTTGAACCATACTATTTTTCTTTACATTGACAGGAACATATTGTGTTGAATTAGGATTAGTAGGGTCAAGTCTTGTTAACCACACTTGTTCTGATAATAATAATTGTTCAAACCATTGATTAGCCCATTCAGGATAATAGCCAGAACTTAAAGTTATGCTTGTATTTGCTACTGTATTATAATCTTGTTTAGTATGTACATAAGGACTATAAACTCCTGCTGTATTTGTAACAACTCTTTGAAACTTCTCTTGTTTTTTTGTAGTAGTATTTACAGATTTTAAAAAGAACCATAAGTCTTGTAATGCTCCATACTTATTTACAAATGTAATTTTATGTCCGTTTCCATATTTAGTACAATCAATTCTATTTATATTCATTTTAATTCCTGCTGGACTTCCTACAATATCTAAAGCTGTAGCCCCATAACTTTGATAGCCCATAGTCTCATTAGCAATTATATAAGGAACTGAACCAGATGTATTGTTAGGCACATAAATATAGTATTCATCATTTATTCCTGTATGATTAGGGTCTCCACTAATAAGCCAAGTAGGTCTTGAGCCAAAAGGTACTGTTGGATTGCTACCTTCTGTAAAAGTTCCATACCCATCGTAACCTACATCTGTTATTGTTGATGTTGTTAAAGCTGTTCCACTTCCATCTGTTGATGCGTGTGAAGTTAAAGTAGATATAATGGCTAAAGTTTCAGCAGTATAACTACCGTCATAAGTTATGTTTATAAAATCTCTACATAGTTCTGCTATTTCCCAAAGCATATTTGCTCCTGATGTTGCACTTTTTATTAAAGTATATTCTATTGTTCCATCAATACTAATAGTTATTTTAGCAGAATTAGCTCCTGTACCTGCTGCTGCGTATTTATATTGTGGACTTCTTAATGCTATTGCTGCCATTGTTTATTTTTTTGTTCCTAATATTATTCCTTTTTCTATATCTAATACAAAGTCTTTTACTAATTCTTCTGGCAGTCTTTTAAATGCTGCTTCAAATGGTTTAGTAAAAAACATACTTGCTTTTATACCTTTATTTTTTATACTATGTGCAAGAATATATCCCATTGTTTCATAAGACCCATACCTACCTTTTTTATCTCTTGGCTGTAATCCAACACGCCTTGCAAATTTTGAAAACACTCCTGTCTTTTTTTCAAGACCTATTAAGTTGCTACTACGCTTATATGAAAACGGAGAATTTTTATTTACAATATAATTTGATTTAACACCTTTTACACCTTGATCTTGATATGCACCGTATTCTTCCATTAAAAAGTTTATTAGAAAACCTTTTTCTTCTTTATCAAGTGTATAAGTAATTGAGTTGTATAATTCTTTTGATGCGTTATGGTTACCTTTTGTCAAATTTGTTCTTGACTGTTGGACTACATAATTGCCAAAATCTTTTAATGCTTTATTTATATTATCAAAATTCATTAACAGATTCTTATGTCATTATAAATTACTATATCCATTGTAGCCGTCCATCCTGCTAATTGGTTTTCAAATCTGTCATAAAATGGTTCACAATTTACAGGACTATCAAGCTGATACATATCTTGATGTAATGTTCCCATTCTTAATACTTGTATTGCCTTGTTTAATACTGCAAGTTGAGTGTTTAGAATATCTTGTTCATTATTGTTTCCTGTAAACCTATCTGTTGTAGGTTGTTTAGATTGGTCTACTATATCCATTGCCAAGATGCTTATATTAAAATTAAGCGTTTGTTCTTCTTGTGTTACGTTGTTTACTATAATATGAGCAAGGGGAAATATATCTTGTTTGTTTAAATTAACATCGTATATGTCTCCTGTAGTTACTGTATTGCAGTTTATGTCTGCAAGTAATTGTGCTTTTATAGTTTCAGTTAATTGGTAAAAACCTCTTATTCCTTGTTGGCTCATTTAAATTTACTTTTTATTTGTTTCGATTCTAATTCGTTTTTGTCTTTCATAAATGCTAACATCATTAAACATTGGTGCATACCTAATTTAGTGATATTTTCAAATCGTGTAATATCTCCTGCAGCGAGTCCGTAAAGGCTCGAATACCATCCCCACTTTTTTGAAAACCCAGCTCTTGAAGAAGTTGTTTCTCCTCCTTGTTCTCCAAATAATTCATCATAGTTTTCGATAAGTCGATGCCTAAATGATAAAAAAAAATAATAGAACCAAATACAGCATCCATTGGCATCTGTAGTAGGAGGTCTTTTGTTTCTATATTATAATCTTCTATAAGGTATTTATCTCCTAACTTTTGTTTGATAGGTCTGTATAGTACATTCATTGCCGTATGAATATTATCCCAATCTCCCATATAGGTATCAAGGTCAATATATTCGCCTAATGTAATTTCATCTAAATCAGGAACAAACCCATATTCAACACCACCTAAATAGAAACTTTTAACCAAGTCTGGTTTTTCTTCAAACATATTAGTTATTAATGTTGCTATACGGTCTGCGTCAGATAGTTTAATGTTAAGAGCATCTTGTGTTTTAATTCTACAAAATATCTCAATCATTTTTGATTGTATGAAGTTATTGTCTTTGCTACTGTTTTGCACTTTTAAGAACTTTTGATATTGCTTTAATGTAATCTCATTAAGTTCTGTAGGCACGTTTATATTAGCTTTCATACTTATATAACGTAATTAAAGTACGATTTTAGTATAAAAAAAAAGGTGCTATTTCTAACACCCTTTTTCCACTAAAAACAAAACAAAATTATTAATCTATATATTCGCATTGATGACTACAATACCCCTCCTTATAAATTGGTCTTTCACATTCAATACATTTGTATTGTGGCATATCGTCTGGTGTTTCTGTATAGTAGTTCATAAATTATAAGCTCTCATTTCTTCTTTGTATAATTCTAAATCGTATAGGGCTTCATTCATTCGTTCCCTGTAATCGCTATTAGCCATTTTACAAGCCGTTAAATCGTTTTGTAATCCTGCAACATAAATTGAGTTGTCTATAAATAGTTGTTGGAATTGTAATAGCTCTTTGTTCTTTGGTTTAGCTTTTACCCACTTGTTAATTAGTTCGCCAAGTATTATAGCGTTACTGGTATATTCTAAATCTTGTAAGTTCTGTATCTTGTTTCTCATACTATTGTTTCTAACAAATGTAAGAAAAAAAACATAGCTACATAAAATATTGCCCAGCCTAAAGCTGCATAACCTACAATTTTTAAAAATGATTCTTTGTTTTCTTTTGGAGATATTTTCTTTGCAATGTAATATCTACGCTGTCCGTTTACTTCGTAATAATGTTTCATACTAATTTTAGTGTTAAAGAAATTATACCTGCAGTCCAAGCTATTAAAAGTAATATGCCTATGATTTTCATTGAGTCATTTTCTTTTTTTGGACTTCTACCTTGATTACTTCTATATTGTCTTTTTTTCATATTATGAATGTTGATATCTGAAATTACAGATGTTTTTATAAGATTTTACAACCCACTCTTTCTGATAGGGTTTTAAGTTTTCTGTAGTCAATAACATTTTTAATGTTGATTCTACGTCTATAAGTTTTGAGTTGTCCTCAAATGTTAATTTATTTATTGCCATATTATTATAGTAATTTTTTTAATTGATTTTCTCTTTTGGCAATCGAATCTTTTAATATTTTTATAAAATCTCTTTGCCATTGATTATCGTCTCTTATTGAAGAAATATCGTTTTCAATTTCTAATTGAGCAGAAGTTTTTTCTCTAATTATTTTATTAGATTTTTCCCAAGATAAATCCCAGCCTAAACCTTCTATTGCTTTAAGATTATGTTTAATGTCTTGTTTTGCTTCATTAATATTTCTTTTATCATCAATAATATTATTAATTAAATTATTAATAGTTAAAAGCCTTTTACTAATTTTAGTTTCTTTGTGAAGATTATCAATTTCTGATTCTCTTAAACTTAATGTAATCGTATTATCCATTTGTTTTGTTT